AGGGGATTTAGTGTATGATCAAGCGTTGCCAGACGGTTTTTTTAATACAGCTTTTGCTACTAGTGGAGTACTTAGTTATCATGAATTATATCGCTTAAATTTTAAGGTTACTATGAAGATTAATCCTACTCAATTTCATCAAGGTGCCTTAATTATGTATTGGTCTCCATTAAATATAGATATGAGAGCAGGTAAAGCCTTAGGAACACTAACGCAATTACCACATGCAATTTTGAATATAGCTAATGAGACAGAATGTTCAGTGATAGTACCATATTCAGCAATGACTAGGGTTTTACGTTCTCAGTACCCAACCATGGGGGATATTCAAGTAATGGTTTGGAATGTGTTGCGTTGTCCAACTGCAGCACCTCAAAGTGTGAAATTTTCCATATGGATACAAGCTATTGACGTGCACATGGCAATTAAGAGACAAGCAGGAGTAGAGGTTACCTTACAAAGTAACGAAGCTCCCTCAGATACTGCAACAGGTGAAACAACAACTCAAATAGCATATAAGAAGGAAACAAGTGATAAACCAGGTTTCATTATTACTAAACATGATAATGTGTTGTCAATGATGCGAAGATTCACTTTTGTGAATTCTGGTGCTTTAAATGCTGTTCTATCCGCATTTGGTACTTTCAATATTTTATGGGAAGTACCAGCATTTTGTGGCAGAGAGCATTATAATATATTATGCACGTATTTGGCCAGTTCAGGTACTAATAGATTTAATATAATTTCTAATTTTGGAGTATCAGAAAATGTGTTGGCATTTGCTCATCCACGTTATGATGATACCGCAAATCCAGCTGTACAACCACCAATTAGTGGACCGACATTTGGTAATGAAAACCCTAGTGCAATTTATAGAGGAGCAGTTATGTGGCATCCTGGAGTGCAACAACAAAAAATAGTTGAAATACCATATTATAGGATGTACCCTATGGTGGGTAATATACAAGGAAATTCGGATTATAATACAGGATGGCCAACATTGGATGTCACGTATATGTGGAGTCCTAC